TTGCGGAACAGGTATGTTCGCGCTTACAAGGAGTTGTTACGTGATGGTGTCGAACTTTCCAGCGACAGTTCGATATCTGCCTTCGTCAAATTAGAACGTTATTTTGAAGAGGGCAAGGCCCCCCGAATGATTATGGGCCGAAATCCAAAGTTCAATATTTTATATGCACAAATTGTAGAGCCAATTGAAAAAGGATTTTTCCTGTTAGACCAAGTCGCAAATGCTTGCGACTATAGGTCATGCGGTGAGAAGTTTGAAAATCTTTTGGGTCAATGGTTTATGGAGAACGACATGTCTAAGTTTGAAGGGTCCCAACGGCTTTTCACTCTCAGATTGGAATACATGGTATATTGTTTAGTGTTTCCCAATCTTGTAAATATTATAGATGTGTTGTTTGCGTATAAAATAAGAAAGAAGGGAAGTACTACCACTGGGGTGGATTTCGATTTTTATGAGTGTCGAGGATCCGGTGATATGGATACATCACTAGGTAATGGAATTTTAAATTACATTGCTACTCAGTATTTCCTTATTTCTAATTACTGCCCATCATGTAATTTTGAATTTTGCAAAAACCCACAGTGTAAGACCTATAAATTCGTTGTGAAAGGTGATGATTCTTATGCTAGTATTCCACGTACATGTAAATATATTAATACTTACTCGTATTTCGGTTTTGATGCAAAGATATTGATACGACAACATCCTGAGGATGTTGAGTTCTGTTCAGGGAATTTCTTAGAATACAGAGCTGGTAAATATGTCTATGTACAAAAGTTGAAGAAACTGTTGACCAGTTTGCAAACTTGCCTCAATCAAGACGCAATAAGAGCTGGCTGGGTGAAGCAATATTATGCTTCATTAGGTCTAATGTATAATGTATTGTATGAAGGAATACCAATCTACCAAGATATAGCAAAATTTTTAATAAGAATTGGCGGCAATTTAGGATTAAATACGAATCTCATTGATTCTTATAACTTGAATGCTGCTTTTAAATCACCGCATAATGTAAAATTAGGTCAGATTGATCTACCACTCACATACGTTTCAATGTCCATGATTAATAAAATGGATATTGGTGAGCTCAATACCATAAAGGATTGGTGCAAAACTTTTGAGTTAACTTTTTCACCAGAGTTATCGAAGAGGTGTAACATCAGCAATCGCAGGACCGATTGCATTGAGTTTGATTACGATATGCTCAATGCGCAAGTGACCAATGAAGGTATGCCCAAGAAAATTAGGACGTACTGGAGGAAACTACGCAGTTTTCGTAACAATTGGTAATTTCAATCCCAGATAGTGCGTACAAATCTATCTGTGTAAACAAGACCCGGCTCTGTTAGAGCCAGCCAGGAG